AGAGATTGCTTCAACACTTGATGAAGTGCGCGATTTTGACGAGCAAATCAAGCGTCACAGCGACCTAGAAGCACGCGCTGCGGCAGCACTTGAAAGCCGCGTCGAGAAGAAAATCGATGTCGCTATTGGTGGCACAGTTGTAAAATCTGAGGCTCGCACATATAGCCCACAAACAGAAACATCGTTTATTTCTGATGCTTTTGCAGCGCAATTCAATAACGACTTCTCAGCGCAACAGCGTTTGGCTCGCCATATGAACGAAGAAAAGATTGAACGTCGTGATGTGACTAGCGCAAACTTTGCTGGCTTGATGGTTCCGCAATTCTTAACTGATCTTGCTGCACCGTTCGCTCGTGCAGGTCGTGTAACAGCAGACCTTGCTCGCAAGCACCCACTGCCAGCACAAGGCTTGACTATCAGCCTTAGCAAAGTGACAACTGGTTCAGCAACTGCAGCACAAACAGAAGGTGCAGCAGTTCAAGAAACCAACATGGATGACACGAAACTCGACATCAGTGTTGTAACAATCGCTGGTCAGCAGAACGTGAGCCGTCAATCGCTTGAACGTGGAACAAACATCGACAGCCTTGTGATGGCTGACCTTGTTTCTTCATACAACACCGTTTTGAACACAGCAGTGGTTGCTGAATTGTTCTCTTCGGCTGGTCAAGCAGTCACTTACACTGACGCCTCACCAACGGTTGCGGAACTCTATCCAAAACTTGTTGACGCTGTGCAGAAAGTTCAAACAACTTTCTTCGCTGGACCGAACGTGATGATTATGCACCCACGTCGACTTGCGTTTATTTTGGCAGCAGTTGATGGTCAATCACGACCACTCGCTGTACCAACACCAACAAGTTCAGGTCAGCCTGCGTACGCATACGGCACAGGTGCTGCACAATACGGTAACTCTGGTTACAGCATTTTAGGTTTGCCTGTTTACACAGACGCAACCGTAAGCGTTGTCAAAGGTGCTGGAACAGATCAAGACACCATCTACATTGGCAATTCGCAAGAGTTGCACCTGTGGGAACAAGGCGATGGTACACCAATGATGCTTCGCTTTGAGCAACCTAAAGGTGCAGAACTTGATGTAACAATGATTGTTTACGGCTACAGCGCAGTAACAGCGAATCGTTACCCTAACGCTTGGGCACAAATCAATGGTACTGGATTAGTAACACCAACTTTCTAAGTTGAATTAACAATCGCTATGGGTTGCTGACGTCTTGCAGGGTGTCAGCAACCCATGCTATTAAGGAAGGTCGAAATGAACAAACACATTGAAGCGTTGCTAACAGAACGAGCAGGCTACGTTGCACGCAATCTCACAAAACGTGTTGAAGCGGTTGACGCTGCGCTGCGCGAAATCGGATTTGAACACAAATACATGACACCAGAGCCAGAAGTTGAAGTTGCCATCTCTGAGACAGCAACGGAAACCACAGCCTTGAAACGCGGCAAAAAGAAATAGGTTGATCTATGGCTATCACTAACGGTTACGCGACGCTCGCAGAAGTCAAAGCCGTTTTGCGGATCACCGACAGCACCGACGACGTACTGCTAGAAAATGAGATAGAAAGCGCAAGTCGTCGTGTCGACGGCTACTGCGGCAGGTTCTTCTATCAAACATCATCGACATCAGTCAATATTTACCCACGCGACCTGTTCCTGGTCGATTTTCCTGCTGACCTGGCGACTAGCAGCGTGACGATCAAAATAGATTCTACAGGCGGCGGCACTTACGCAACCACATTGACACAGGGTGTTGATTACATTTTGCAGCCGACCGACGCGGCGATCAGATCACGACCATACCGCAACGCGCGTATGGTTGGCAGCAAAACGTTTCCGTTGTTCGTGTCACCGTCTTTTCCTACTGTGCAGGTCGCTGCTGTTTGGGGTTGGTCTGCGATACCTGATGATGTACGCGCCGCAACGATATTGTTGACGATACGACAGTTTGCGAGGCTCAATGCGGCGTTGGGTGTTGTCGGCTTCGCTGATATGGCTATCCAGGTGCGTGCTGTCGATCCTGATGTGCGCGATCTGTTAGCACCATATGTGGAATACGGTATAGCCTGATGACTGCGACTATTGCAACAGTCGCGTCGGGGTTGCAAACCAGGCTAGCCACGATCACAGGTCTGCGTGCATTCGCATCACAGCCTGAACAGATCTCACCACCTGTCGGCTATCCTGTGCTCAATACGGTCAACTATCATCGCGCATACGGTGGCGGTTTGGTGTCTGTTGAATGGTCGATATATATTATCGTTGGCAGGTACACTGATGCGCGTGCTTACGTCGCGTTAGATGGCTTCTTGTCGACCAGTGGTGCGTCGTCGGTGCGTGCAGCAATTGAAGCAGACAAAACATTGAACGGCACTGTGCAAACTTTGATCTTGTCATCGGCTACCAGTATCATGCCACAGACACAAGGCGATGCTGAATTTATGATGGCGCGTTTTGATTGTACGGTACACTGTTGAAGCCTGCAGCGACCTGGTTAGTGTAGGCTATAGTACATGGCTAATTACAAGATTTTAAGCGACAATTGCACACTGGGCGTACAAGGCACGAACATTTCAGGAGATGATCTTGAAGGCTTCAATGTTGATGCGCTTGTCGACGGTGGACATTTGGCTGAAGTCAATGTGAAAATCTACAAACAAGACACAAAAGAAAGCGACAAATAATCATGGCAGTTCTAGTTTTAACAGATGCAACAATCACAGTAAACTCTATAGCATTAAGCGATCACGCGAATTCAGTGACCTTAACCTTTGAAATAGATGCTGTCGAATCAACAGCGTTTGGCAGCACTGGGCATAAATTCACTGGTGGCTTGCAAAACAACACGTGTGATGTTGAATTCATGCAGGATTTCGCCGCGTCAAACGTTGAAGCGACTATCTACCCGTTGGTGGGTACAACTACGACAATCGTGATCAAGCCGACTTCGGCTGTTGTCTCAGCGACGAATCCTAGTTATACCCTTACTGGTACGTTTTTGGCTAGCCATACCCCTGTCGCGGCGTCGGTTGGAGAGATGGCGATGACCAGTCTATCATTTACTGGTGGAACGTTAACCAAAGCCGTCGCTTAATCGCAATCATCAGAAGGAGAAAATCATGAAAATCGCGTTGCAGGTCGAATATCTAGACGGCACAACTGAACCTGTTGAAGCGGTGTTCGCCGATTTCGTCGGTTTTGAACGCACCTGGCAAAGATCAGTAGTCAAATTTGAGCAGGAGATGCGTTTAACAGATCTCGCCTGGCTCGCCTGGTCTGCACTCACACATCGCAACAAAACCAAACTAAAATTCGATCCAGACTGGATCGCGACAGTTGCACAAGTTTTGCCTGCAGATGACAGCGACACCGATATCGAACCTGCTAAAAAAAAGTAAAATTTGGTGATGATTCCGCGCATTGGCTGATCGCACATCTCGCGCATGAGTACCATCTCACGCCGACAGCGATCTTGAATGAAAGCGTTGAAATGATTGAGACGATGCTTGCATACCATCGTTGGGTTGTGAAACAATCAAACCGCAAACACAGATGATTGCGCACTGTGAATGCATATCAGCAGTGTAGACTTGTGTGATGAGCATCAAGTTTTCAGGCATCAATGAAACGCTGTTCTATTTGAAGAACTACGAAAAAGAACTGTATAACACGCTGCGCACAGATCTGGTTGACGCTGCGAAACCATTAGCGGCGGTGGTAGGCGCGGCGTTTCCTGCGACGCCGCTAAGCAACTGGCACACTTCTGGCGGTCGTGTCGGTGTCAAACGGCTGCCACCGTACAATGCGAGCGCTGCACGCACCAAAATCAAACCTGTCACAGGTGGTACATCTAAAAAAACCGCTCAAGGTGGGGTGGCTATTTTACGCCTACAACAGGCAGATGGCGGCGCGGCTATATACGATGCGGTCGGCAAAGGCAACTATGAATCTAAAGGCTCGACGTTTATCACCAATCTTGACAGCAAAACCACCAAGAAAAGTACACGCGGCAAACCTCGTTCGCGTGTCATGTTCACCGCTACACGTCAAAACATGCCGATGGTTGAAGCGTCTGTCACCAAAATCGTGCGCAAAGTTGACGAGCAAACAACAAAACGCATTTTGAACATCAGATGAAAGGCGTATAAAACATGGCTGTTGGTGTAAGTATTGTTTCTGATTTTGACGCTAAAGGCATCAAAAAGGCGATATCTGATTTCAAAAAACTAGAAGGCGCAGGCAATAAAGCAACATTCGGTATACGCACGATGGATTCAGCGTTCACCAACGGTGCTAAAAACATCGCGAAATACGGCGGTATCGCTGCAGCAGGCTTAGGTGTCATGGCTTTGCACATGGTCAAAGGCGCTGAGTACGCAAACCAGGCTGATGATAGGTTGCGTGCCGTCGCTAAATCAATGGGTTTGTTCGGTGCACAGTCGACAGTTGTCACTGATCGCTTAATCAAACTCGCTGACGCGCAAGAATACCAATTGGGTGTCACGGCTGAAGACATCAAACTGACACAAGCGAAATTGCTGACTTTCAAAGAGTTGGCTGTCACTGCTGGCGAGGTTGGCGGTGCTTTTGATCGTGCAACTGTAGCAGCGATCGATTTGGCTGCGGCTGGTTTCGGTGAAGCCACGCAAAACGCCACACAGTTAGGTAAAGCGTTAAACGATCCTGTTAAAGGCTTGACAGCGCTGGCGCGGTCTGGTGTTACTTTTACGGCGCAAGAGAAAGAGAAAATTAAAGCACTTGTTGAGTCAGGCAAAATGCTTGAAGCACAAAACACTTTGCTGCAAGCGATAGAGACACAGGTGGGCGGCACGGCTGCGTCGACAGCAACAGCCACTTTTAAAATTGGCGCTGCGTTTGGACATGTTAGAGATGTGGTCGGCAATTTGTTGTTGCCGTTGTTTGAACGGCTCGCTGATTTCATGGTCAACACTGTTGTTCCGTATGCGACCAAAGTTGAAACAGCGTTCGGTGAGCAGGGCATCGCTGGTGGTTTCAAGTTGTTAGGACAAGGGTTTTTGAATGTGATCACAGATGGCGGCAAGTTTGTTAACATTCTACTGGCTTTGGCTGCTGCGTTTGTGGCGATGCGTTTGGTTGCGATCGCCGCAACTATCTCACAAAATCTTTTCAATGTTGCATTGTTGAACAACCCTATTGGTAGAGTGGTGGCGATTTTGATTGTGTTAGGTGTCGCTGTTGTCGCTGCATACTTAAAATTCGAAACATTTCGCAAAGTCGTGAACGCTGTAGTCAATTTTGTTATCGGCTACATAGAATTCATGGTCAACATGTGGATCAAAGGTTTCAATCTCATCATCAGTGCGATCAACATTCTGATCAAAGCAGCGAATTTCTTTGGCGCTGGTCTGCCAGAATTAGGTAAAATCGGCGAAGTGTCGTTCGGGCGTATCTCTACCGCAGCGCAGAAAGCATCAGCACAGATTTTTAAGACGGTTGATGCGATCCAGGCAGCGAAAAACGCTGAAAGGCGAGGCGGTGGTTTGCCGACAGTTTCAGGTAGCGGCGGCGAGGGAGACACACCAGGTGACAGCGGCGGTGGCGCAGCCAAAGCAGTAGAAACAGTGACTGAGAAATTGAAAAAATACATTGACGCGATCAAAGGCGTCACACAGGCGCAACGTTCTGCACGTGACGCGACAAAACAAGTGTTAGAAGCGAATAACTCTTTGAGTGAAGCGACACAGAAACTCAGCCTGGCTCAAGAGAACTTCAACCAGATAGTCAGAGGCTATGGTCGAGACAGTAAACAAGCGAACGATAAACAGAAATTGCTCACCAAAGCGCAACGCTCACTAGAAAAATCTGGCTACGATGTCGAAGCGTCAATTTTCGCAGTGAAGAAGGCTGAACAGAAACTCGCTGAAGTTCGCGCTGATCCTGAATCCAACCTGGTTGATATCCGCGAAGCAGAAATCGCTTTGGCAGAAGCGAAATTAAGTGTAGCCGACGCGACTGATTCACAAGCAGAAGCAACCAGTGCATTGACAGATGCTGAAACAATGCTTGATGAAGTGGTGAACGGTGCGAAAATCGGCTCTGACGCTTACACAGAAGCACTAGAGCGTGTCAATGAAGCAAAGGCTGCACAGGTCAACGCTTCAGATAAAGTTATTGATGCGTTAGAACGTGAAAAAGACGCTGTTGAAAAATTGGCTGACGCTGAAAAGAAACGCGCCGATGCTGGCAAAGGTGTGCCTGCTGCATTGAAGCGAACTGCTGACGCTGCACAAGAAGTTGTCGATGTAGTGACAGCCGTTGTCGCGCCTGCGGCTGCTGCAGTTGCTGCGGTGGTTGAAACTGTTGCCAATGTTGCTGCTGTTGCGCCTGTTGCGCCTGTTGCGACAACTTTCGCTGGCTCTATGTCGAACATCGCTGAACAGACCGCTGTAAGCAAAGGTCTCATCACTCAAGACCAGGCAGATGCTCTATTCGCAAGACGTGCAACACCATTCGCCAATGGCGGTATCGTCACTAAAGCGATGCTCGGCATGGTCGGCGAGTCAGGCGCAGAAGCGATAATCCCATTAGACCGTTTGGGTAGCATGGGTGACACGTACAATATCACAGTCACTGCAGGCATGGGTGCTGACGGCAAAGACATCGGAACACAGATCGTGAACGCATTGAAACGCTACGAGCGCACTAATGGCGCGTTACCTTTGACAGTGGCGTAATGGCTACAACACTCGCGTCAGGCGAACAGTTAACAGTGCTCGCCGAAGTGGGTTTCATCACCAACCAATTCCTGCTAGATGACGCTGAAGCAGGCGTGCTCAACAACACAGAATTCGTTTTAGACGGCAACCTTCTAGGCGTCGACATAACAGAATACTGTCAACAGGTATCTGTCACACGTGGCAGACAAGACCAGTTTGCGCAATTCAACGCAGGGCAATGCTCGATTCAACTTATCAACAACGACAGGCGATTTGATCCGATCAACACCGCTAGCCCTTACTACGATGTAACAGCAGGTCGTTCAGGTGTTGTACCACGTCGCAAAGTGACAGTGCTATCAGGCACTAACTATCTTTTCACAGGTCGTATCACCGACATTGATGTTCAATACAATCACAACCTCAGCACAGTCACGATCGTCGCAGCAGATGATTTTGTTTTGTTGGCGAACACGGTGGTACAGGCAGATATCACACCATCGGTTGAATTGTCAGGCAGCCGTGTCGGCTATCTGTTAGATTTACCTGAGATCAATTATCCTGCTACAACCAGGAACATATCGACAGGTCAAGCGACATTAGGTGCGTATCAGATCGCAGCGAACACCAACGCATTGACCTATCTGCAAAGCATCGCCAACAGCGAACAAGGTGCGTGTTTCATCGCTGCCGATGGTGTTTTGACATTCACTGATCGTGTCGATGCCTCGTTTGCTTCACCTGTTGCCGATTTCGCTGATGACGGCACAGAAATCGCATATACGGCGCTGTCGGTGATCTACGGACAAGAATTCCTGTTCAACAGGGTGCAGGCAACTGTCGAAGGTGGCGCGGTGCAGGTCGCTGATGACGCTGGATCGCAAACAGAATTCGGCATCACAACATTGGCGTTGAACGATCTGCTGCTGGCGTCTAACGCTGAGGCGCTGACTTTGGCTAATTACCTGGTCGGGTTATACGCTGAACCGCAGTACAGGTTTGACGATCTTGGTCTGCTGGTGTCAGCGATGTCAGGTGGCGACCGCGATCTGATCAACGCTTTAGAATTGCAAAATGTGGTCACAGTGAAACGCACCTACGCCACAGGCACACCTGCATCAGTGACTGACTACTACGCGGTTGAAAGGCTCACACATAATATCACTGCAGGTGTGCACCAGGTGACAATCGGGTTGTACAACACAGAGATACTGTTCCAGTTGACGCTAGATGACGCGGTGTTCGGCATACTTGATAGCACTAACGCGCTCGCATAGGCTAGACTGCAACATATGAGTCGTCAAACGTTCACTGTCGCGCAGATCTTGACTGCAGCGCAGATGAACACTTTGCAGGATAGCGTGTGGTCTGATGATGTGAACACTCAGACAGGCACGAGTTACACACTTATCTTGACTGACGCAGGCAAGCAGGTTACGATGAGCAACGCTGCCGCAAGCACTTTGACAATCCCACCGAACGCTTCTGTTGCTTTCGCAATCGGCGTCAAGATCCAGGTGATACAGTTGGGTGCAGGTGCGGTAACTTTGACTGCTGGCGCAGGCGTGACAGTTAATTCGTTGTCGACCTCGCTTATTCTTGGTCAATATCAGGTGGCGACTTTGATTAAGCAGGCAACAAATACTTGGATTGCTAATCTTGGCGGTTCAGGTGGTGCTGCTGATAGTGATCAAGGTATTTTGGCTAGTCAAATATTCGGATAACAAAAGGAAATTATGGCAACATTTAGCAAACAATTATTAAGTGCAAGCACTAGCGGTAAACAGATCAAGGTTGCTGCAACTGCTACAGCAGGCACAACAATTCATACAGCGCACGCAACGGCGTTAGATGAGATTTGGTTGTACGCAGTGAACAGTTCTGCATCGTCAGTAAAACTAACGATTGAATATGGTGAAGCAACCGCACCCGATGGCAACATTGAAGTAACCATTCTGCCTGAGGCAGGTTTGGTCACTGTGATCTCTGGACTTATTTTGACTGGTGGATTGGTTGTTAAGGCGTTTGCTGGTACAGCGAATGTGATTATGTTGTCAGGTTATGTGAACAGGATTACTGCTTAGTTATGGCTTATACTTCTTCTCAAGTTGTTCAGGCTGTACCTACAGGTATCAACTCTGCACTAGTTCCTATGGTGCCAACATCGGTTGAAGTAGGTTCAGGTTCGGCAACAATTTCAACAAACGGTTTAGTAACTGCAAGTGCTTGCACAAGCCTTTCACTTAATGGTGTGTTTAATGCAACTTATACAAATTACAGATTAACAGTTAATATGACTTCAACTGCTGGTTCAACGGTTATGCGTATGCGATTACGAGTAGCAGGCACAGACACGACAAGTTCAACTTATAGGTCGCAAACTTTTTATATTTCGGGTGCTGGTGCAACCGCAGAAGGAATTACATCAACAGGTTTTACACAAGCCGCAACTGGCAGATTAAACACAATGATTAGTGGAGATATTTTTAATCCGTTTGTAGTCAGTACAACTTTAATCAATACCCTTTGGGCACCGTATGACACGCCAACAGATTTTGCATCAGGTTTTGTGCAAGGTTTACAAACAGGCAGCACAAGTTTTGATGGCATTACGCTTTATGGTACAGGCGGAAACTTGTCAGGTAATGTAACAATAATGGGATATAACCAATGATATTAAATAAAGCACTCGTTTTAACAGACGCTGAAGTTACTGCTCTAGTAGGTTAAAGATGGGTTCTCGCCGTGACGGTGGATATGTTTCGGCATATCTAGTACGCCCTGTAACTCGTATTCCTGCTCCAAGCGCAGTTGATTATCTTGTTGTGGCTGGTGGCGGTGGCGGTGGCGGTGGCGATGATTATGAAAACGGCGCTGGTGGTGGTGGTGGTGGTGGACTTCGTAGTTCAGTTACGGCTACTGGTGGTGGCGGTTCACTAGAGTCTGCACTTGCTGTGACGGCTGGTGTTACCTACACGGTCACTGTCGGACTTGGCGGTGCTGGTGGGTTGGGCGGTAACGGCAACAATTCAACTGATGGCACTGTTGGTAGCAATTCAGTATTTAGCACTGTCACATCAAATGGCGGTGGCTATGGCGCTAAACCACGAAATTTCGGCGGTCAATCTGGCGGTAATGGTGGTTCTGGTGGCGGTGCTAGTACTGGTAATGGAACAGCAAGCGGTGGCACTGGTACAGCAAATCAAGGTTTTGCTGGCGGCGACAACACAAATGCTGCTCGCACAAATGCTGGTGCTGGTGGCGGCGGCGCAGGAGCAGTTGGTTCAAATATATCTACATCAAATATTGGTGCTGCTGGTGGCGCTGGTGTCAGTGTTTCAATCAGTGGCAGTTCTGTTGACTACGCTGGTGGTGGTGGTGGTGCTGGTGGCTCTACTGGTGGCACTGCATCGTTTGGTGGTGGCGCTGGTGGCGCTGCTGGAAACTCTGGCACAGCAGGCACAACTAATCGTGGTGGCGGTGGCGGTGCATCAACTGGTGGTCTTACTAAAAATGGTGGCGCAGGTGGCTCAGGGATTGTAATTCTTCGTTACGCAGATACTTTTGGAACAGCGTCAGCAACAACTGGTTCGCCTACACTTACAACAACTGGCGGTTACAACATTTATACTTTTACTGGTAGTGGAACGATTACTTTCTGATGGACTATTTCTCTGAGCGTTCTCGCCGTAAGTTAGGTTATGTTTCTTCGCAAGTACCTATCACACAAGACCCATACAATCTGCCAATTTATGCGAACTACCTTGTTGTTGCAGGTGGTGGCGGTGGCGGAGCAAGAGGTGGTGGCGGTGCAGGTGGATTGCGTAGCACAGTTACCGCAACAGGTGGTGGGGGTTCTTTAGAGACTGCTTTGACTTTAAGTTACGGCGTTGCTTACACGGTTACTGTCGGACTTGGTGGTGTTGGTGCAATAAATACTGGTTCTCCCGTAAATGCTTCATCAGGAGCAAACAGCGTATTTTCTACAATTACCGCAACTGGTGGTGGCAGTGGTGCTGGAAACAGCAACTATACACAAGATGCTGGTAACGGAGGTTCAGGCGGTGGTGCAACAAGTCTTTCGGGTTCAACGGCTATTGCTGGTACTGGAGCATCAGGGCAAGGGTTTGCAGGCGGAACCGCTGCTGCGTATTCAGGTGGCGGTGGAGGTGGTGGTGCTAGTGCGGTTGGTTCTAACGGTTTAGTTGATACGGGTGGTAATGGTGGTGCTGGTGTAGCCACAACTATTTCGGGGAGTTCAGTTACTTACGCAGGTGGAGGCGGTGGTGCAGGCAATGTCACTCTTGGCAGTGGTGGCAGTGGTGGCGGTGGTAATAGTTCTAATACTGGTACTGCTACATCGGGTACTGT